AGATGCCTGAATTAGTTGACTAAACCTACCCCTTAAAAGAACTATGGCAAAACTAACAAAGAAAGCAGTATCAGAGCAAATCGAGAAGTATCAAGGCAACATCGCCGCAGTTGCGCGGGCGTTTGGTAAGTCGCGTCAATGGATATACGAGTACTGCAAAGAGAAGTACCCAGAGCTGTGGTTAGATGTTATCCAGGCGCGGGAAACGATGAAGGACAATGCCGAGAGCCAGCTATACAAGAATATCCTGAGTGGCAAGGAAACCAGTCTGATATTCTATCTCAAGACGCAGGCCAAAGACAGGGGCTATGTAGAACGCCAGGAGATAGCAGGACCAGACGGCACTCCGATTGTCCTAAAGGTATCAGGCGTTAAGATTGACAACGTATGAGTTATGCTATTGACTTCACTCAAGGGATAGCAGATTACGAGTTCAGGGGTGGGCCTGCTGCGTTCATCGAAGACCACAGCCCAGAGGTGATTGTTGAAGGGCCAGCGGAAACGGGTAAGACTGTAGCCGCTTGCATGAAGTTGCACATATGCGCTTCCAAGTACTCAGGGGCGCAAATCGTTATCGCCAGGAAGATACAGGCAGACATATATGGATCTGTAATGCAGACATTCGAGCGGATAGTGGACGGCGCACCAATCAATAGATACGGAGGCGACCAGAAGCCAGAGCGGTACATATATCCTAACGGCTCAGTTATCTGGTTAGCTGGCCTCGACAAGCCAGGCAAGGTGTTATCGTCTGAGAAAGATATTATATACGTCAATCAGGCAGAGGAATTGAAGCTAGATAGCTGGGAGACAATCACGACCAGAACGACAGGGCGCGGTGCTGTGATGCCGTACACTCAGACGATAGGCGACTGCAACCCGGCAGGATCGAAGCATTGGATACCCAGCAGAGCCAAAGAGGGGAAGTTATCGCTTATCCAGTCATTCCATCAGGATAACCCGACATTATATGACCAGGAGGGAAACCTTACAGCGCAAGGTGTCCGCACAATGGAAACGCTGACCAACCTGACGGGAGTGCGGCGCAAGCGTCTATTGGAAGGCAAATGGGCAACGGCTGAGGGTGCTGTATACGATATGTTCGACCACTCTATTCATGTGGTTAAGAGGCATATCAACGAGTTCAAAGAATGGTATCTGTGCCTGGATGAGGGATACACTAACCCGGCTGTTATCCTGGTAGTGGGCATTGACGGCGATAAGAGAGCGCACATCTTCAGTGAGTTCTACCAGTCAGGCGTACTTCAGGGAGATGTAGTCAAGCGGGCAAAAGAGTATTGTGGAACGCACAAGGTAAAGTTGTCTGTGGTTGACTCTGCGGCTGCTGGGCTAGTGGCAGACCTGTTATCTAGTGGCATAAATGCCGTAGGGCATAAGGGGCAGGTAATTGGCGGTATCTATTCAGTACAGGACAGGTTAGCGGTACAGGGTGACGGGAAGCCACGATTGACGGTAGATCCGTCATGCGTTGAAACAATCAACGAGTTCGAGAGTTACACCTGGCGACCAGGAAAAGATGAACCTGTGAAGGACTACGATCACGCTATGGATGCAATCCGATACCTGATTGATTTTATAGACGTTTACGAAGCTGGACCGCTGATGTCGGGTGGTCTGAAGCAAAAGGCTAAATTTGAACTGGACCAGCCTGATGGCAAATCCAGATGGAGAAATTTCTAATGGACGTAAAGTTACCCAAGCAACCACTTAAAGAAGTAGGCGACACCGGACTACAAATCTATTCCGGCATCATACAGCAAGAGTTTCTAAAAGACCTCCGAATATCCGGTAACGCAGGTGGGTATAAGGTATATGACGAGATGCGGCGTAACAGTCCAGTCATAGGTGCATTACTGAACGCCACGTATCAAGCGGTCATGGCTGCTGATTGGGCAATTACCAGCGAGGACGGAGAAGAAGATCCACGCCTTGAATTAGTCAATGCGGCGTTAGATAATATGGACTTCACATTGCGAGAGCATATTTACGAAGCCCTGACCATGCTACCGTTCGGCTTCTCTCTATTCGAGATAGTGTATCAGCGTGTGGGCGGTTCTCTGTTATGGAAGAAGTTTGCCTTCCGCGGGCAGGACACGGTATACAAATGGGACATAGACAGCGAGAAGGATAAGGGGCGCATCAATGGCTTCTGGCAACAGTCTGCCAATACTTATATTGCTACCATGATACCAATGAATAAGGTAGTTCACTATCGCACAAGTAGCGAGAGGAACAACCCGGAAGGCGTATCAATTCTGCGAAACTCATATGTTCCGTATTACTATTCTAAGAACATCGCTGCTATTGAGGCTATCGGTATCGAGCGTGACCTGGCAGGCATCCCAATCGTTACACTTCCACAGACCGCCAGTTCTGACCCATCTGATGACGACTTCAAAGAGGCCGAGCAGTTGGTACGCAGGGTTCGCAATGATGAGCAGGCTGGCGTTGTGCTTCCGTTTGGCTATGTGTTCGAGTTGGCTGGCTCATCCAGCAGCAGACAGAATGATGCCGGTGGTGTAATCTCACGCTACGAGAAGCGGATGTTGATGTCGGCATTGGCTCAGTTCCTTGTGCTGGGTATGGACCAGGTAGGTGCGCAGGCGTTATCCTCAGATCAGACAGACTTCTTCAACATGAGCGCAAATACATTTGCCGAACTGGTAGCTGACACATTCACGAGTCAGGCAATCCAGAAGCTGTTGATACTGAACGGCAAAGACCCCAATGGCATTAGACTTGAGTACTCCCCTGCTGGTGACATCAATCCAGAAGTGATTACCAAAGCATTGCAGCAGGCGGCTGGTTTATTTGTGTGGACGGCGCAGGATGAAATCTGGTTACGGTCACTTATGGGCTTGCCGGAAAAGACAGTCGATGAGATTGAGGCAGCTATGAAGGATGAGCAAGACCGCTCAATGGCATCGCTAGCGAACTTCAATCAGCCACAGCAACCAAAGGAAGACACAGAAGATGAGTTTGCAATCAAAGCCGTAACCAATCTTGAAACCAAGTGGGATAGGGCGATAAATCGCTTCTTCAAAGAGCAGCGAGGCAGGATTGTAGATAGTGTTTCCAAATAACACGGAGTTCTGGGCGGGTGAGGACATTGCCCTTTGGGAGAGTGTTGACGACATTGCGCTGGCCACCGTCATATCTGGTGCAGCGTCAGGCGTTGAACTACTCCCAAATGCAATCAAGCCGTTAGTCAACGAGAACAGTTTCAACTCTGCGGCTATGGCTTACCTCAGACGCTACCGCCTTGTAGATGTTCCAAATCTGAACGCAACTACCAGGAAAAGCGTAGTCAGGATGATAGAGGACTGGCTAAGAAGCGGAGAGTCATTGTCATCGCTGGAAACGCAGTTAGGAACTATCCTGGGCAGCCGCAGGGCTGCTATGATAGCAATAACAGAAGTTACACGTATATTCGCAGAAGGGAACTTGATGTTGTGGAGAGCCACAGGTGTTGTTACTAGCAAGGTCTGGCGCACAGCAAGGGATGAGAGAGTATGTCCCTTGTGTGGTCCGCTTGATGGCGTTGTTGTATCAATGGAGTCCAACTTCACACAAGACGCTGAACTGGTGGGCGCGTCAAGTCAGATGAAGGCTTTGTTGGGTGCCAGGTGGTCGCCAGAGTTAGGGATGCGGAGAGCGCAGAATATGTTCAAGTGGAACAGTTCAGAGGTGCAGGCACCGCCTCGCCATGTCAACTGTCGCTGCTGGTTAGCACCAGTTGTGAGCGTACAGGCATTTGAGGAAAGTCTAGGAGGCATACTGAAATGAAGCGAGTTCTAATCACCGGAGGAGCGGGGTTCGCTGGGCATCATGTGGTCGAGCATATCATCAAGAATACGGATTGGGAAATTGTTATCTTTGACAAGTTATCCTATTCGTCTAACGGGTATGATCGGTTACGTGACATCGAGGTGTTCAATGATAAGCGTATGCTGATGGTTGGTGGTGACTTCACAAACCCAATCGAGCCTGGTGTAGCGCAAGAGATAGGCAAGGTCAATTACATCATTCACATGGGCGCAGAAACGCACGTTGACAACAGCATCGCTAATCCGTTGCCGTTTGTGATGTCTAACGTGGTTGGCACAATGCACATGCTGGAGTTTGCCCGTTTCCATGACGGCCTTGAGCAGTTCGTCTACTTCTCAACAGATGAGGTGTTTGGCTCGGTAGAATATGGCGCATCAAAAGAGTGGGACGCGTATAACAGTTGTAATCCATATGCCGCTACAAAGGCAGGCGGTGAGGAGTTGGCTCTTTCGTATGCTAACACCTATGGTATGCCGGTAATGATAACGCACACAATGAACTTGTTCGGAGAGCGACAGCACCCGGAGAAGTTCATTCCCCTGGTAATCAATCGGGTATTGAAAGGCGAAAAGGTGTATATACATGCAGACCCGACATGCACAAAGCCAGGCATCCGGTCTTATATCCATTGCAGGAATATGGCTGATGCGCTGTTATTCTTACTTAAAGAACAGGTAATGCGCGACAAGTTCAACATAGTTGGTGAGCGCGAGATGAACAATCTTCAGTTGGCTCAGATGGTAGCGAAAGCAGTTGGCAAGCCTCTGAATTACGAGCTAATCAACTTCCACGAAAGCAGACCGGGACACGACTTGCGCTATGCCCTGGACGGCACGAAGTTGGCTGAGTTGGGATGGCAGCCGCCCGCTACGTTTGAGAGTTCGTTACAAAAGACGGTGGAGTGGACTTTAGCAAATCCTAAGTGGCTATGAAACAGATTGAAGTACACGGCCTTGACGAACTAAATATCAGGATGCAGCAGTATCCGCTTGAGTACGCCAAAACGATGTCGCACACTACAGTAACGGCGATGCTGGTGCTTCAGGAGCAACTAGGAACGTCTGAGTTCAGATACCCGCCACAGCCGTCAGGAGCAACGTATGAGAGGACAGGAACGCTTGGGCGCTCATTGGGTATATCTGAAAGCGGAGCGCAGTTGGGAACGCCAAGTATCTTCAAGGTACAGAAAGTCGGTGGGCATAACTTTATGGGCAAGTTCGGCACTAACCTGAAGTATGCGCTGCGTGTTATCGGTGCAAGGGGACAGCAGTCTGACTTCTTCTCACAATACTGGTGGAGGCTTGAGCAGATTATCGGGCCAGCATACAAGAAGATTGTCGAGGTCTATAATGCCGCCGCTGCTGAAATGGCTAAATGGCTTGAGGGTAAATGAGAATAGCCGCCCTGACGTTCTACGAGAACGATGACGTATTCATGCCGATATGGGAGCGGTACTACACGCCACAGGTAGATACAGTTCACAAGGTAAAATGGCACACGCCGGATTTCGACCCAACAAGGATTGCCAAGTATCTTGTGGATGTGGCAAAGGAACTATTGCGGGATCACGATGCGCTTATCTATGCAGACCTTGATGAGTTCATAGTTCCAGATCCAGATAAGTATACCGGCTTGCGGGAATACGTTGAGCTAATGACAACCGATGTGGC